GGTCGCTCTCTGCCGAAGCGTCGGAAACGTGGAAGTACTCAAGGTTGTCGAACAATGCGCTGATTTCAGAAGATACAACGATGAAGTTTGCACCACCGCGAAGAGTAGACTTGTGGATTTGTGCAGAAATCTGGTTAATCTTCGTCATAAGCTCTTGGTTCCAATCCTTTTGGGTATAGTTAGTAGAGAATGCAGCCATTCTTCTCCAACCGTTAACGTCCCAACGTGCTTGCCAAGGTGCTGCCTTACGTAGGTCACGTAGGATTTCGCGGTCAATCTCAGCAGCAATCTGCTCAGATAGGATAGCTGTCAACTCAGCCTCAGCATCGATGTTGTGGAATGCGGAAACGTCTTGTGCAAGCTCTGGAGACCATGTAGCACGTAGTTTTCTTTCCTCAACGGAAACGGTTACTGAGTCTAGCTTGAAGGAAACCTCACCGATTTCGGTCTCAAGCTCAAGAGAATCGTACTGTGCCCAAGCAATCTTGAACAAGCTCTTCATATTCTCCTTAGTTGCCTCGTAGTCGATGGTATCAGCACTAGTCTTAACGATAGCTGCATCGAGTGCATTTGCATCAACACCAACGTATCCGTCGATGGTACCAGCTTGCTGTATAACTGGTTTAGCCAAATCCAACTCAATATACATCTTACCTTCTGCGTCACAAGCTGCGCCGTACTCTACGATACCCTTACCATACTTCTGAGTAACAACTCTGAATGGAACGGACTCGAACTTACGGAAAGCTGCGGTCTTAACGGTCTCAGAACCAGGAACGTTTGCAGCAGCAAATTCCTTCTGAGTGATAACCTTCAAGGATGCCAAGAAGCCTTCGGTATCCATTTCGTTGCCGTCAGGACCAGTGAGCTTGGAAGCATTGAAGGAAGAGAAACCGTCAATCTCAAGGATTAGGTTACGAACGGTACCGTCGAAGCCGCTCTTGAAGTACTTGTTCAAGTTGTCAGCACCGAAAGGACGAACACCACCAGGGGTCAAGAATACAGGAACTGCATCACCAACCTTGATAGTTACCTTACCCTTAGAGTTGTCATACAAGAAGTCGTTGTAGAACAAGTCATACAAGCTCTTCTCGAAGTACTGAGTTACCTCAGGACCTGCTTGACGAAGAGAAGCAACTGAAAGACCCTCAGCAGCTGCACGCTCCTTAGCGGCCTCGAAATCAGTAGCATCCTCAATGGTCTCGTTCAGCTGAGGAACGTACCAACCATCCTTGTTAAGCTCATTGATTGTCTCATCAGGAAGATAATAGCGTGGTTCAACACGGCCTTCCTTGTTACGGTTTACTCTGTCATAGCCCATGAGGCCCTTGTGGCGGCCAGTAGTGCCATCGATGATGTCACCAGGAGTTGCGCCAGTTGCATCGCTTGGAAGCTCCCACTCTCTCTCTGAAGTAACAGGGAGGATGAAGAACAGTTTACCAACTGGGAGGTTCATAGCTTGAACCGATACAATGTCATTAGCAAGTAACTTGCTGAATACCCTACGGATGATAGGGAAAACAACGGTCTCAAAAGAACCACTGTTATCGGAAGCAGTAGCCTCGTAAATCAAGTGCTTTGCTTCATTCTCATACAATGTAGCAACATTCTCTTTGATACCATCAGGCAGACCCTCAGTAAAACCGAGCTGGTCCCAACGGTTCTGAATGCTCTCACGTATCTGTTTCTGTGCGTTGTACTCAATGTTACCAACTACACCACTTGATAAAAATTCTTTCATATAGATAAATGAAGTTTTATTAATTTATTATTTTCTAATATAAATATGCGCAAGAATTGAAAAAAGTTTAATTATTTCATCATTCTATGCATTAAATCAAGAGATTCCAACATGTCTTGTGACTTGTAGATGGTTGTCTCGTTGATTTTCTTTGAACTCTCAACCGTAAGGCTCTTGTCTTCGGTGATGTTCATTTTGTTGGCTTTCTGTAGCTCACGGCTTATCGTCTCATACAATGCCTTTGATGACTCGATTGTCTTGCCCTCGTTCTTGAATCTGTTGATGATTTCCTTCTTCTCGTCTTGAGAGGTCGTGTTCTCAGATACCAACTTGATAATCTGTGCAAGATTGTGGTTAGTTACAGATACCTTCTTCAACTGCTCCATAAGGTCGGTCAAAGTTGACTTAAGCTCCTTGTTCTCGGAAAGTGCTTTGTTTGCTCTCCTAACAAAGCTTTCCTTGACGTTCTCGCCAGTTGGGTCATCACCTACGTACTTGCCAGCAGTGTGAACGTGATGCTGTTGGTATGGATAACCGCCAGTGCTTGAATTGTGCGAATTAGTGCCAGTCATACGACCATGTGCACCTTTCTTGGCCCCCATTTCAGCAGCAGACTCTTCAATAGTTTCGTCCTCTTCTTCAAGTTGCTTGCCCTTGCTAGCGTTGAATGGCTTATCTGCCTTATTTTTCTTACTAGGATAACCGCTCCAAGGCTTTGAATCACCCTTTGGTACGCCTGCATCCCAATCGTTTACATTTTTGCCTGGCTCTGACATACCTGGATTTGTCATTACGTCCTTCTTCTGATAATTGTCAGTGTAGCCAACGTTCGAGTCGTACTCTAGCACTAACTCAAACATTCTTTCTGTTGATTCGTTCATGTCTTCGTCGAAATTATTTTCAAAATCATCTTCTGCACCGAAATCATCAGCACCCTCATCATCAGTGAGAACCTCATCATCACTAGGCTCGCTTGCGGCTACACCTTGTGCGTCATTGTCATCACCGAGGCTGATTAGGTACTCAGCTCCAGTCTCATTGTCTTGAATGTTGACATTTCCATTGTCATCCTTGTGGACAAGAATCTGGTCATCATTCTTCATTAATTTGTAAACCTTTACGATTTCCTCGTCTTCCGCATCTGTGAAGTCATACTCATCGTCTGATACCTTATACTTGTCAAACTCTGCCCATTCGTCACCATCTTCTCCATCAACGTCATCGCCGACCGAATCCAAGTCATCATCGGACTCTAGCTCTTCACCGTCCTCCAATTCATCGTTGTCATCAGCTGCGTCTTCGCCTTCGGAATCCATTCCAGTGTCTGCGACTGCATCGCCATTGTCTTCAGCATCGCCATTATCTTCAGCATCACCATTGTCTTCAGCATCGCTAGATTTTGCATCGCTTGCAATATCAGAACTAGTATCTTCCACCTCACCTTCTTCATAATCCTTGTCATCATCTTCGGACAATAACTTGGCATATGTATCACGCACAGCCTCACCCAACAAGGACTTGACTGCACTTTCTGTATTTTCCTTCAAAGAATTTGCGAGTGTGTTGTAATCCAATAAAGATTCCCTAACTACTTTGCTTCTAATATTTTTACTCATTTAGAAAATAAATTTTAATACATTATTTCTTTTTTTTTTATATAAATATAGACAAATTAACAAAAATTCCCCATAATACCTTAATTTTTATGAAATTATGGGCGTTTTATGTTTGTTTACATACATAAACTTTAACATATCCTTTTATAAATATTAAAATAAAAGGCTTTTTTCTCTTAAATATTGATTTTTTCAGATATTTATCTATATCTTTGTAAAAAAAAGTTTTATATACATAGAAAAAGAAGAAAAATAAAGCTGATACCTATTATATATATTATGGAAAAGAAAGAACTAGAAGTAATAAAAGAAGGTAAGACTGGTCACGGTATTCTAATTGAGAACGATGGCTATCTACAGTTAAATAATGCCAAAACAATTAAAGAGGGTATTGATGATGGAGAATGGCATGTACCACACCCTTTTATTGTTAGTGCTTTATTCCAAAAGTTTGGAATAAAAAATGCCAACGGAAGAATATATCCTGAACATGTACTAAAGAGAGAAGTTGAGAAATACCAAAAGCTAATAAATGAAAGAATGGCTTTAGGAGAATGCTACAAGCCAGATGCGATGATTCTAACAGAAAAAGGATGGAAAACATTAGATGAGGTTAAAGAAGGTGAGAATGTGCTTACACTTAACGTAGAAACAAAACAAATAGAAATACATCCAATTTATGAAAAAATAGAATACGATTATGATGGAAATCTCATAAGCATAAAGAACAGAAATATAGATGATATTGTTACACCAGACCATCAATTTATCATTTTCAATGACCATAATGATAAATATAAGGGTAGGATAACAGCAAAAGATATTTTAAATGGAGAGTTTTTGTCACATTGCTATATACCAAAACAAGGCGAATGGATAGGTTCTGATGATGATGTGTTTATAGTGCCAAATTTGAATGAAGAAAGAATTGGTAAAATGCACAAATATAATCAAGAAAAATATTCTTCTGATTTGGTACTATCAATGAAAACATTTGCCAAATTTATGGGTATATATCTATCAGAAGGGTGTTGCGATAAGGGGGATGATGGGACTAGAGTTATGATTTACCAAAAGAAGAAAGATGTTGCCGATAAGATAGAAGAAATGTTAAATGAACTAGGTTTGCCATTCACTAAAGAAGAGAGAAAGAATGAAGTCGGAGAAAGTACCTATGCATTTGTTATTTGTGATATGAGATTGTGCGCATATCTTAAACAATTTGGCTTATGCTATGATAAGTATATACCATATGAACTTAAAAAACAAAATAAAGAAACCCTTAAATTGTTTTATGACTGGTTTGTTCTTGGTGATGGTAGAGTTAGAGGAGACAAAAAAAGTAAATATAATCTTACCGATGATGTTTTCTCAACATCCAAGCAATTAGCATTGGACTTGAATGAAATACAATTAAAAATAGGGTATAGCGGAAACTATCATGTAGAAAAAAGAGATTATGATAGAATGTTTGGTGATAGACTTATCGAGGCAAAAAATTCAAAACCATTACATTTTACTTTACGCTCACTCACAAAGGGCATTAGACTTGATAAAAGGTTTATTAAGGCTGAAGAAATACCATATAAAGGGAAAGTGATTTGTGTAAAAGTTGAAAACCATAATTTCTATGTTATGTGTAATAATAAATGTCACTGGACTTCAAATTACTGTAATCATCCAGCAGAAAGCACGATTGACTTGTCTAGAATATCGCACAATATAATAGAGCTGCACTGGGAAGGTCACACACTTTTAGGCCAAATGGAAATTAACACGTCAGAAGGTTTTAGAAAACAAGGTATTGTTTCAACACAAGGTGATATGGTTGCAAACCTTTTATTAAATGGCTACAAAATTGGCGTAAGTAGTCGTGGGGTAGGTAGTGTGGAATCTAAAATGGGTCAGATGATAGTTGGTGATGATTTCGAGCTTATATGTTGGGACGTGGTTAGTTCACCGAGTAGCCCAGGAGCTTATATAGGTAGTTTAGAAGATTTGCAACAATATGTTGAATCGGATAATTCAAATAAAACAAAACCTTCAATAAACGAAAAGATTTCAAGAATCAAACAAGTACTTTTATCGTAAAGTACTTGTTTTTTTTTTTGACAATAATATGGCAGTTGGCCCATAAAAAACAAAAATGAGCGAATCTTTCTGATTCGCCCATGTGTTCTAAATTTTGTTTCTTAGCTCATTACAACGTCTAAATCGTGATGAATTTTTTTACTCATAACATCGAGGTCGTTCCAAGTGAAAGGCTTATTGGCTCGTTTCCTTTTGCTATATTCTTCTTTCATTATTTTACTTTGTGTTGCTAAATAATCTATATGCTGTAGCCACAGCATATCAAGATTCGCACCATTAACCATCAAACTTTGATTATTTCCATCCATAAACGTATTTTTCTCATTTAATATTTTTTTTACAACCCGCCCATGTACAAGTCACCATCTGACAAGTCATCAATTCTACTAGAAACGTCATTTCTATACCAATCTGGGTCTTCCTCATATCCATTAATGATGTCATCGCTGAAATTGTCATAATTGGTTTGGTCTAGCCCCTCTTCGCCTTTTATCCCCCAATTATTGTCATTGTCATCTTGTTTTTGGGCTTCGAAAGGCTCATAGTTGTTCATTACGTCGTTTTCTGCCTCTCGCCAGTCATTGCCGAGGACATCCTCCTTTATTATCTTCCTAACGGAATTGTTTATAATCCTCTTCAATTCCGATTCTGTCAATCTTATTATCTTTTTCATAATAACTCTGTTTTTATTTTCTCTTGTTCACCGTGAAACCATTCTCATTGAGCTTGTAGACTAGGTTGTTTGCAATTGTGCTCACCTTGCGAGTGAAGAAGTCCTTGAGTTCCGACAGCCCCTTCTTGTTCTCCTCATTCTGCCTAAGATAGAAGTCGAAGGATAGGAACTTCTTGGTGTTCGGTGCCAAGGCATCGACGTTTATGTCGAAGTCCAATATGTACTTGTTGTCGAAGTTCACACCGTCAATCATGAAGAACTTTATGTTCCTCCTCATGTTGCTCTCAATGCCATTTATCACATCCGAATAGCTCATTTCCTTGTTGGGGGTTATCCAACACTTACCGCTCACGTATATCACTTGTGGGTTGTTTCTGTTCACCGTTCCATACTTCAATGAAATATGATTACACACATCTAATTTATATTCCTTGTTCAAACGCTTCATAATATTCTATATTTTTTACATATAAAATATAATGTTTTCCATTGGAAAAATCAAGTCCTAGAACTAAAAAATATTTTTCAACACTAACTTAGTCATCCATTAGAATATCCCTTACCTCAAGAAGCTTTGCGATGTCCTTCACGATTGAGTCCTTGTTGAACTTCATTTCTCCAATCTGCTTTCCGAGTCCCCTTAGTTCCTCGTTGTTTGAGTCTTATCGATGCATTCGTTCTTGAACTTGTTGAATAGCTTTTCCTTCCTCTGCTCCGCTATTGGGCTTCTGAAGTCCGTAATCTGCTGTACGAATGAAATCTCAGACTCCGTAAGGGTATCCTTCAGCTTGTCCTCGAACTCCCTTATGAGCTTGTTTGGGTCTAGCGACTCCTTTACGTCATCGTCCTTATGCTTGTTCATGTAGTTGCATATGTTGCTGTTGCTCTCCGCTATGACGGCAACGTTTCCGATTGAACGCTTCTTCGAGAGCACGTTATGCGCCGACTCATAAAGCGTCTTCATTTCATCGCTAATGAACTCCTTCGGATACACGTTGTTCTTCTTGAGCACATTCCTAAGCTTTGCGTTGGACTCGTTAAGCGTCTCCATGTTGATTATTCTAGATGCTGCCTCATAGAGCTTGTTTGCCAAGTCCTCTGCACTGAGAACTTCGGTAACCTTTCCGTGATAGTTCTTGATGGCGTTGTAGTAGTTGAACTCCCCCAATAGGTTTTTGTCTTCCTTTATGAGCTTTATAACGTCCCTAACAGCCCTCTTGTTCTCCTTGAACAATTGAGGAAGCCTCTCCTCGAAGATATGGTTGAGGATGCCGAAGTTGTTTGTATTCAGTTCTTCCGACAGCTTGTCCTCTAGCTTACACTCATCGACTGCCTCGTCCAACATTTCCTTAACATAGTCATAAGCCTTGTAGTCACCCTTCTCCAATGCCTCGTTCATTATGGTGATATAGTTTGAAAACTCTTCTAAGTACTTTTTATTCTTCATTGTCGTATTGCCTTCTTTTATTTGTTTGTTATGTTTTATATTTTTCATTATGAATTAATAGACATTTATGATAAATATCACGATGAATCAAAAAAGGCGTGACACAAATATGTCACGCCGAATTATCTCATCTAATCTTCCTTATCGACGAATTTACCAAGTGCGTCAATCATGCTGTCAAATTC